TCTGTAATTCCACCACCTATTCCAGTTAAGTTAGCTCCACTTACAGCAGGTAACGTAGAAGGGAAACGTGCATCTGGGATTGTACCTGATGTAAGGTTACCAGCACTTAAAGCTGTAAGATCCTTTGCTGTGTTTGCTGCTATAGCTGTATTAATAGAGTTAGCTAACTTATCTTCCGTTACGGCATCGTCTTGTATGGCATTAGTATCTACCGCATCATTAGCTAATTCACTAGCTTCTATTTGATCCGCAGGGATTTTTGCTTTTGTTATAGCGTCATCCTTTACACCATCAGTAGAAATTTTTGTTAGTGCCATTAGTCAGCTTCCTCCGCTGTATTAGTTTTAGCCCATTCCAAGTACTCTTGGTAGTCAATGTTTGCTTCGTCAAATGGAATTGTAGTTACTACTCCATCTAATGTTTTTTGCACAGCACTTATAGTATTTGTGTATTGATTTTTTAAAAGTTTATAAGTCATAATTAAAGTTCCGCATCAGCCTCCCATGTATAAGCGGTAAAGTAGTTTGCACTTCCGCTAGATACACCAATATATGTAGGACCTTTAGTACTTATCTGAGGAGTACTTGCGGTCCTTACGACATCTGCATTTAATACTTGTCCTGTAGTAGTACTGCTTCTAGCTCTAATTGTCATCGTAGGTGCTGCTCTCATTTCAACAGCAAAACGTGGTGCGGGAGAATTACCATCGTTCCATGCAGTAACAATAATACAATCATTAAAATCAGTACTTGTACCAGGCACACTTCCTTTATCGAAAGAATTTTGATAGTATCTACAACATTTTAAATATTCATCTGTAAATGACCTATGCTCAAAATCTGTTGCAACGCTGCCTACTTCTAATTGAACTCCTGTAAGATCAAATGTAGATGCACCAGCAGTAAGCCAAGTTGATGCCATATCTGGCGTTTGGTTAGCTCCATCATATGCAGCCCATTGATCTAGTGTTTTATTGTTTGTTGAATCAGTTCCAATAAAAGGAATTAACTTTAATTGTACTCCAGCCCCAGTATCATTATTAAAAGTTAAATTAGAATTTCCAGGAATTGTTTTTGTAATTTTTGTCCAAGTATTGTTTGCAGATGCAGTAAAAGAAAAAGTATAAATTTGTGCTGTACCATCAAAAGAATAGAAATAACCATAAAATGTTTGATTTGTACTACATCTAAACCAAAATTGCAAAGTTATGTTGCTTGATGCTGAACCATAATTCCATCCACTTGAAGTTATATTTTGTGCTTCAATTCTTTGTTGTATTTCTACTTCAGAATTTGCTGCTACTACTCCAGCTTGTGATAAAGCTATTCTTGCATAATTTCTAAATCCTGCTTCCCAAGGACCTGTATCACTAGAAGATAAGTCTTGTTGTGATTTAGTTGAGTTGTGAGTTATGTTACTTGTTGACAACTTATATCTATCTACAGTTTGATAACCATTAGATGTAGATGACGTACCACGTTGTGCCACTTGCATAGCTCCGTTAATTATTAAATTACGATTACTTAGGTTATTAGTAATATTGGCAGTACACGTTCCATCAGTATTATTAATACTTAAGGCAGCTACCGATGCACTTACCCCTTTTATCGAATTTACCTTGATCTCTGACATAATTAACTAGGTTCTGTTGGAAAGGTAACAGATGACATATCTAAATTACCATTGGAATTAAGTTTAGGCGATGCACTAGATGGTAAATCACGCAAACTTTGACGATATGTTTTCCAAGAATCTGCAAGTGTTAAATCAGAACTAGCTCTCCAATCACAAGCAGCTAGTCTTGCATTTCTTTCTTCTCTCAATAATTTCATAGGTTCTGCATTTGTTAGTCTTGTTAGCTCTGTGTCTATTTCTGATTCAGTAGGTTTATCGCTTCCAGTTAAATTTGCATAATCACTCCCAACCCATGTAAATTCACCGTTAGGTTTTAACGACATTAATGCATCAAACTTTTTGTAAATCATGCTGCAACCTCCATTAATGTTAAAAAACTATCACCACTAGCTTCTTGTGCGTGAGTACTTGTTGCACCACCATCAAGTAAAGATTTCATTTGTGATTTATAAGTTAAAGTATCACCCAAACTGTATGAAGGACTATGCAGACTAATTATGTTAAATCGGTGATGATAGTTTCTACTGGTAGATTGTCCAGATCCTGGAAAATAATACATATCATTAGTTGTCGAAGCTACGGCAACATTAGATCCTTCTAGTACTTGTACACGAGATCCTACATTTGCGTTAGATCCTGTAATTCTAAAAAATTGACTAAGCATTATTAAAATACTACTATTTGCAGCAGTAGGTTGAATTGTTCTACTTAGTCCAGTATCTATATAAGTTTGCCCAGACGTTGTAACTTCAGTAGTAGTTTTTGTTGTCACTACTTGAAGAATTGTACTGCCTTGAATTGTTGCCCAACCAAGGTTTCCAGACCCATCAGTTTTTAGTAATTGGTTTGCACTCCCATCAGCTACAGGAAGTTGTAATTCAACAGCAGCGTTACTTGTAGTTGTTGATGGTGCTTTTAGGCTTACTGACCCACCACCTGATGCTGCGTTTAGTTTAATCTTTGCTGTCATGGTTTAGGATATTTGTCTTTGGTTACTTTGATAGTAGCTTTCCAAGCATCTATACCATTATGGTAGATGTCATCTAGCTGATCGACCACGCTAGGATATTCGGCTGCTCTTTTAAGTTTGTATTCTTCTGCTGCTTTCCAAGCTGTATATGCTGTATTTAGCTCATCATCTGTGGGTTGTGAATCGGGATTACCAGAATCCCACTCAAGAATTTCATGTGGTGGAATAGATTGACTTAATCGAACACGATTTTTTTCACTTTTTCCTAGTTGAATTAAAGCAAGTGTAATGTCAGTACTAGAATTAATTGCCATTTTTTATGACTCCTTGTAGATTTCTACAATTGTATATATAGAAGCAAGTGTGTCATAGTTAGATTCCACTCCAAGACCATTACCACTTTGTGCATTTTCACATCTATGACGAATTTCAAATGCTTTTGCACCACTAATAGTAGTTCTGCCTATAGCAAAACTTCTTGTATCAGAAGGATCAGTAGCATTTGCATATTCACTTGTTCCAACCGCTACTATTGACGAATCAGTAGCGTTCCATATAAGAATTTGATGTCTTAGTCCTTTATGTGAAGGAGCATTTGCTTTTATTAAATAACTTCCAGCTTGTAGTGTAAATTGATTGCTACCTATAGTAACGATACCATCGGAATCAGACAATTCTGTATTTAAATCCCTAGTGTTAAAAGCACCAGTACTTGAAGAACCTCCTGCGGTATTAGTAGCTTTTTGATCACAAATAAGTGCATAACTAGCAAATTTTCCGCCAACACCACTAGCTAAATCAGCAGAAGTTATAGACCCATCAACAATATTTGCTGAATTTATTTGTAATCCAGTAATTGTGTCATTTGAGCCGTTGAGTACTAAGGCCATTATGGAATTGTTACAACTGAAGGACTATTTATTGTTAGTGTAGCATTAATTGTTAGAGGACCTGCAACCAAAGCGTTATGATTTGAAGAAATTGTGTAATCATTATCCATAGAATTTTCACTCTCAAAAAATATAGATTCTCCTCCACCACCCTGCGCACCTGCTGTTATACCAGTAAGGTTAGATCCATCAATAGCAGGTAAAGTACCTGTGATGTTTGCTGCTGGTAAGTTGGTTAGGTTTGCTCCTGATGCTGCTGGTAAAGTAGCAGGGAATCTAGCGTCAGGTACAGTTCCAGAAGTTAAATTAGATGCACTTAAAGCAGTAAGGTCTAATGTCTCATAAGTGGGATCAGCACCATTATTAGCTCTTAAAAATTTACCGTCATTGCTTGATGTGCCATGTTCTAATTTTGCTAAAGATATAGAATCATCTGCCAATTTAGAACCTGCTATTGCTGCACTAGCATTTACGTCAGCGTTGACAATAGCTCCATCAACTATCTTTGCACTTGTTACTGTGTTGTCGCTTGGAGTTCCAATACTTACAGACGCACCGATAGTAACAATAAAAAAATCAGCACCAGTTGGAGGGGCAGAACTAAATACAATATTTGCACCATCTAAAGCAAATCCTTCGCTAGGTTGGCCTGTACCAGAATTAGGTTTTTGTATAACACCTGCAATACTTACAAGCATTTGTTGAGCAAAAGCACCTGCATTGCTTAAAGTAAATTTATACGCAGCACCATTAAATGTTGCACTATTACCACCAGTACCAGAAAATTGGCTAATAGTATTTATAAAAAAGTTACCAATAGTTTGTGTTTCTTCCCATGCACTAGTTGTTCCGTTATAAACAAGTAATTTTTGTAGAGAGGTATTAAAAAATAAATCACCTGCATCAAGATCACTTGTAGGATTACTAGAACCAATTCTATATCTAGCAGCAAAAGCATTAACACCACTAAGGTTAGATGCAACAGTATTAACATTTGCAATGCTGCCACCTACGTTGTTTACGTTTGTTATTGCACCTGCAACTGCGTTTACGTTTGTTGCGTTACCTGCTACCGCAGTTACATTGCTTGAAATCCCTGCAACAGTATTGACGTTGGCAATATTACCTCCAACATTATCTACGTTAGTTATTGCATTTGCAACTGTATCTATTTCAGAAGTTGCTTCATTTAAATCGTTTGCTGCTGTTACTACTTTTGCAATATCATTTGCTACCGCATTAACATTTGATATGTTAGTCGCTACTGTATTAACATTTGTTATAGCTCCACCTACAGTATTGACGTTTGCTATAGATCCACCAACATTATTAACATTAGCTATTGCCCCAGCTACAGTATTGACTTTTGTTTGGTTTGCATCTGTTAATTTTAAAAGTACCCATGCAGTATTACCAAGGTCATAAACTTTAGTTACGTTATCAGAAGTATTAAAATATAATGCTCCATCTATAAGTGCATTACCATCATTATCAAGAGTAGGGTCAGAAGATTTTGCACCTAGATATCTATCATCAAAAGTATCTAGTGCTGTTTCTGCTGCTGTCTTAGCTGTCTCAGCAGCCGTTTGTGCAGTTTCTGCTGCCGTCTTAGCAGTTGTTGCTTCACTAGCTTTTGTGGTTGCAGTAGTAGCAGAACTAGCTGCTGATGTGGCACTAGAAGCTGCTGCGGTTTGGGATGACGCTGCTGCTGTTGCAGAATTTGCTGCTGCGGTAGCTGATGATGCTGCGTTAATTGCTGACGTTGTTGCTGATGCTGCGTCTACAATAAGATCCCAGTTGGCAGAGTTAGTATTGGTTGTTAATGGTTGTGATCCAGAAGATGTATGTGCTGTATTACAAAAGAAAATATTATTAGTAGAAGTATCTTTTACAAGATCTCTTACTGCATAACTAGTACTAGCAGCCCAATCACCACGGTATGTTCCTAGTTCTTTTAGTACTTCAAACTCACCTAAATTATCAAAACCTAATACTTTATTTTTACGATTGTTGGCATTTTCTGTAATTTCTAAGCTACCAATAGTATTAGTTAAAGAAAATTTAATAGACCTTTCAATTTCATCTTGTTGTTGCTGATGTAAAATTATTGCTTTATCTAATGCGTCATTAATAACTTCTGGATAAAATCCACCTTGGTTTGTTAAGTCTGTACCTTGTAATGGTGTTAAAGCAGAAGTAATAACAATTTGAAAACCACTTGCTAAATTTTGATTATTACCACCAGATTTTAATGTTATGCTTCCACCGGGATTACCATTTTGGTCTGAGTTTAAAGTGACTATATAATCATTATTTGCACCAAGAGTTAATGTGGTTTCTATACTTGTTGCAGTTTCTAATTTTTTTACAACAACATCCGCATCTGTA